CTGGGGTCGAGTCCGAGCATTGCCCCCGTGCTGCTCATCTCGGACTCCTGTTCTTTCTTGGCGGTCAGCTCCGGGTTTTTGACCATACCGCCCATTGCACCGGTAATGGTGTTGCCCTGGCTGGCAATATTTTTCACGGCACGTCGCCAGAACTCATAGGCCACGCACCACCGCTCAAGCACCGCGAGGTCAGTCACGCACAGCAGGCCCTGACCGCAGAGTTCTTTGGTTGTCAGTTGCCACATGATCGTGGCGAGAGGGAGATCTTCTTCAGCGAACCACTCCGGTGGCTCAACACCTTTGATGGGCGTAAAAACAGGTTCATCTTTATTCAGGGCTCGCTTGCCGGGGTTTCCGGCCAGCGCCTTGCGCGCCGTTGGCTTGGGGCGACGCCCGGAACGCCCCGCCGTTCCAGCCATATGCGGCACTCCTGGTTAAATTTCATTTTTCGCGGGTATAAAAAAACGATGGGGCGGGCAGTCCGGAAGACGTCAGGTCACAGAGATTTGACCCGCCCCTCCCCTCAGACAGTTGAGAGTTATTATCACTTAAGCCGTTCACGGGCCGTCTTCGCCTTATGACACGGCCAGCACAGACTCTGCAGATTACTGTCGGCATCAGTGCCGCCATGTGCTTTAGGGATGATGTGGTCAACGGTTTTCGCTTCACGCGCCACACCAGCACGCAGACATAACTGACACAGGCCTTTGTCACGTTGCAGCACACGCGCGCGGATAGCGTCCCACTTAGAACCATAACCGCGCTGATGACGGGATTGTCCTGACTTGTATTGCTTCCAGCCTTCGCTTTTGTGGCTTTCGCAGTAGCCTGACGGGTCTGTCGTGGTATTACGGCAGCCGCGAACGCGGCAGGATTTTGGAGTTCGAGGGGGCATAAATATATTCCTGTTCTTTGTCCGGACTATTTGCCTGCTGCCAGCAAAGCGTTACGGCGCATATCGATACTTCGAATCCCCGCTTTGTCAATATTGCATTGTCCCAACGCCGAAAGCAGGCTCACATTCAGATCCAGACTGGCCCCATAGGTCAGCGGCTCGGGAATGACTGGCTGGGGAGTTTCAGTAGTCAGGCTTGCTGGCAACGGTACCGCCGGAATCGGTACGTAAACTGTTCGCGTACTTCCGCAACCGGTCAGCAGCGGCAGCAGGCACATGACGTGAAGCACAATCATCATCCGCAACAGCCACTTTGATATCTTCCTGGGTTCTCTGTGACTCCAGTGCGATCTGCTGTTTTGCATGCTGGTTAGCCTCCAGTACTGTATTGACGATTTGCAGTGATTGCAGGATGTTATTGGTAATGGCAGTTGCCAATTTGGCATTTTGTACAGCCTCATCAGCACGTTTCTTTTCGTACTGATATTTGCTGTAGTAGTGGTTGGCTGACCAGATGAAAGAACCAATGACAGTAACGAAGAAAGCAGAGATAACCAGCTTATAGCTCAACTTCATTTACCACCCCACCAGCCTCTTTAAACCGGGAAATCAGGTCGCCAATTTTATGTTCATACTGACCGTAACCTGCACCAGGTAAAGACGCCCAGATATTGCTGCAACGGTCGATTGCCTGACGAATATTGCCGCGATCAATCATCGGTAAAGCGCCACGCTCTTTAATCTGCTGTAATGCCACTGAGTCCTGGCTTCTGGGAGAGAAGTCTTTCAGCTCAAGCTGCTTGCGGTAAGCATCCCACCAACGTGAAAGAAGTTGATAACGGCCTGCAGCTGTTGATTTGAGTTTCGGGTTTAGCGTGACAAGTTTGCGAGGGTGATCGGAGTAATCAGTGAAGAGTTCGCCACCGACAATAACGTCATAACCGTGGTTACGTGTCGGTTGTCGCCCGTTATCCGTTCCTTCTGACCATGCCACCATATCGAGGAAAGCTTTACGCTGGGAATTTAGTACCTGCATAAATTACTCCTTAGAGCCACCAAACTTATTACCGATTACTCTCATTGCAGCCCCACGAATAGCATCGACCCCGATCAGCCCAACGCCGCCACCAATGGCAACAGAAAGAGATTTAGGCCATCCGACATACTCAAGAGCGGATGCAAAAGTCAGTGTCAGGGCGCCACAGAGAAAAATCTCGAGCGTTTTTCGCTTCCAGCCACCACCACCGCCAAAATAGGCAATGCGCAAGCCAGCCATAACGATCGACATAATTACTGCGCCCAGTGGTGTGTCTCCACGCCACCAGCTCTGGAACAACTCCAGCCAGGTATTTGGGTTATGAGGCATTTGTAGTTATCTCTCACCTCGCTGAAACAGCAGGTGCAAATTGAGGGAACATCATGTACCGCAAATCAGAAGCGGAAACGTCAAAGAAGCCGAACCAATGGATAACTGCGGAATAGGCCTAGACCAACGAATCCCCAGCCCCAGAAACGACAAAACCCGCTCGATGGCGGGTTTAAGCTGTGTGGCGAAGTAACCACTCTTAACACGATACAATTTTTTTTGCGTACGCGTTAGTTTTTTATTACTTTACTTTTTGATACTATCGGCGTGGTTACAAACAAGGAGAACAGCAATGAGTAACTACTTGGAAGTTAAGAGAAAAATTGGTCAATATGCATGTGTTACTCGGTGGGGTTTTCCCTGTGCCGAGCGTGAAATCACTTTGATACAAAATGACATTAACTCCGCGATTCAAAGTGGTAAAGTTATAAGTCGTAGCATGCTCCAAGGCATTATCAGCCGTCATGTTCCCAATACCCATTTCTTAATCACCGACAGTGTGGACAACTCTGATCTTAACACTGCATTAAGAATGCTGGCGCCAAAACAAAAATGAATAATGATGTGTTTCAGATCAGCCCCGACGAAGTAACGTCGGAGCTGATTTCTGCAAAGGAAAGATTTTTACGTGGTATTCAGCCATACTTGTGTAATGGTATATCAAACCTTGCTGACCTACATGAAATTCAGCAGCATGCTTCAAAATATTTTAATACCGCTGTTAAATTAGTTCAAAAAGTAGATTTATGTAAACTGGATGACAATAAGACATTTGCCATTTCCTTAGTTGGAGACTGTCGAGCGGTTCTGGAAACTTATTTAGAATACTACGACATGATGGTGTCAAACATTAAATGCCTAGAAATTGATCCAAACAATATTGTACTGTATAGCAAAGATGGTCTATCAAACCTCCAAAGAATCATTAAAAAGTATTCATCAAAAGATATTTACACACCTATTATTGCTGAATTTGAGTCTCGAAATTTGCCAATCGATGGATTTACTATAGGCACACCAATGAATTGGAAATTAATTGTCACTGCCATTATTGGATTTTTAAGTTTTTGTATTTTTTTATCAATTACGCTGCTAATCCCAGATTTAAATGAATTTCAAAAGAAAATGATTTTCTCTTTATATTTCATGAGCGCGGCCGTTGGAATCTCGCCATTCATTGCAAATAATATAAAGGTCAATGGGAAGATGGCATTTCGTGGTTCGGAATTCAAAGTATCTGCTGTTGGTGGTTTAGCAGCATTGATTGTTTCTTTCATCATCCAAGTAATTTAGCAAAGAGGCCCTAAGGCCTCTTATAATCATAGCATTGATAGCACACCACTAACAAAACCTAATGCTGTTTGCATATCTTTTCTAATTGTCCCATCAGAACACTTACGCTTCTTCGCAATGGTGCGTAATGAAATACCAATAACAAAGTGGGCAATAACTAACTCATATTCTTCTTGTTTATATTTACGTAACCGTGCGACACAACCGTCTATCATGATACCTTCATCATCATCACACTGGAGGCGAGACTTTTTACCGTGTGGTAAAAGCCCCTTGAAGCCTGCTGCTACCGGCTGCCAGTCCACACCACTGTTGTCTGCTGCAGCCCATGCACCCCAGCGGTCCAATACTTCATACATATCACGCATCAACTTACTCCACAAAAATCAGGCCAGCACGCCTATTGCCAGCGCACGATCGATAAAACGAAATATCAGCTCCAGCTGGGAGCCATACTTCTCTTCAAATGCCACGGTATCCGCATGCAGCTCGTCGTGATGCTTTCTGCACAAAGGCAACACAAAGAGGTCATGCGCTTTTGTACCCATTCCACCCTGACCGTGGCCTATCAGGTGGTGGGGATCATCAGCAGGCTTTCCACAACATGCACACGGCTGTGTCTTAACCCAGCGCGTGTACTTTTCATTAACCCAGCGGCGGCGTTTTGGGCGTAACATAAAAGACTCCGGCGACTCCGGATCCACTTTCAGCGCCAGCACCTTTTTCGCTTTATCCTGGATGATGCTGGTGGCAGGAACCGAAGGCACAAGGTCACTTTCCCGAGTGACAGACGGCACAACAGGTTTCGGTAATCTCAGTGCCTTACGGGCTGCGCTTTCAGGTAAGGCATCCGCCAGGTCATTACGAATCAGCCACCAGCACAGTTCCGGCATTGTCACGGCATGGTTATCATCAAAACCGAGATCCCGACGGACTACAGACAACACCCAGCGGGCACAGTTATCCGTTGCCATTGATTCCAGCCGTTCCGTGAACTGATCGCGCAGCTGGTTATCGCAGTGCCAGCACAGACGGATTGCGCCCGGAGCGTGTCGCATTGTTGTCATGTTCTCGCTGTGCCAGTCGGAATGAGGCCACTGGCAGCCTTTTTCACGAAGTAACCAGCTTTCAAGACATTCCACGCCACCAGCACGACGGATCACTGCCTCATTGCGGAACACGGCCCGAACGGCAGGATCATCCGCCAGCGGTTGTGATGCCGCCGGAACGGCACCACTGGCGAAAGATGAATAACGTTCCGGCTCAGGCTCCAGCAGGACACGTCCCTGCATAAACAGGGGCATCAGCTCTGAACCTGGCCTGAACAATACGATCCCCATACGCGGGGCAATTTCAGGGGTCAGTAGTGCTCTCACGGTCACCTCAATGAACGGTATCGAGCAGCTTTAACAGCTCAGGGAATCGGGACTCGAAGAAATGCGGCTGCGTCTCGCGCGGATTTGCGGGACTGGTGATGTTCTTGCCGAACATGCAACCTTTCGCTGTCAGCGACCAGAATTTTTTGATGTTGTTAATCGCGGTACGGCTGTATCGTTCGCGTTGTTCAACGATCCCCAGCTTCGCCATCTGGTGATATGCCTGATTAGCCGTAAGGCGGATACCATACTGTTTCAGCAGTGCACTCAGCGACAGCGTAGGACGACTTGAGCCATCAGGCGCGTCAGCAGGAGCATCAATGGCATAGCGCGGTGCCAGATTCGGTAAGCCAACAGCCTCCTGGAGTTTCTGACAGGCACCAAGCACTGAAGAGTTAGACAGGTTTAATTCCCGGCGCATAAAGTCCAGCAGAATCACACCAGCCTGCATCTTGTCAGCAGCCTGTCCGGATAATTTTTCCGGTGCGCTGGTTACCATGTCGAAAGTACGGATCACCTTCAGATGGAATGACGGGCTGATCCACATTGCATAGGCATACACCAGTTCCTTGCAGACATACGTTCCTCCATTCCGCCCTTCTATTTTACTTACTGGTTTACTACCCAAATTTTGGGTAGTTTCATTGAATGAACCGACACCCAAATTTTGGGTATCGATCAATTCCTGAACCAGCTCAGTAATCTGTTGGCTGGAAAGAAACTTTCCCGGCTCCTTAGTTCTGGCATTTGCACCAGATGCAACAGCAGCCCGATGCAGATCGTTCAGGCTGTAACGCCCATAAGCATCACGACGAACTTCAATACCATCAATGACCATCAGATTATTCATACTTCGTTTCTCCTCTTGATCAGGCGGCTGCACCCGCCGTTTTCTCGTACTTACTGATAGTGATCTCGACCTTCCCTTCCGGGATAACCGGTCCCCACTCCACCAGCATTCTTTTCACCTGACTGTCGTCTTCCCACACACCCGCGTGGGTCAGGGCGTCAAACAGCGCCTTGTTATAGTTGTCCAGATCGCGGATCCGGTTATCCGGAGGAAACAACACGATCTCCACTGAAGCAGGTGCCGACGTTGGTTTCGGCAGACGACGTAACTGCTCAACTATTGCTGCACACGCCGCGCTCTGGAATTTGCGCCCCGCCGCGCTTATCAGGTTCTTACCTGCAAACGCCCCTTTGTTGGGGTGTCGCCAGTACGTGTTCACGCTGGGCGGAAAAGGCAGGATCAGCTTCATGCCACTATCTCCCTGACCAGCCGTTCTGCCTGCTGGCGAACCTGCGCCAGAAACGCCTCACCACATGCCTCAAGTTCATCGCGCCCGATGTAGCTGATTGCCGGTCCCTTCCAGGTCTTGTCGAAAACAGCAATAGCACCAGCGAAGAAAGCGCCTGTCGGCACCTGCTTCTCGTCCTTCGGGATAAACCAGGCAGGCAGTTCAAAACCAATACGCCCGCGAATAAAAGCAATATGATCTGCATCTTCCGGCCACCACACTTCGCTGGTGGCAGCTTTGATCAGGAAAACATAGCGTCCGCCCTTATCACGCATGGCACTGGCATGCTTCATGATGTAACGCATGCCGGTGATGTATTGCCCTTCATGCTGACTGGCGCGGCTGTATGGGGGATTACCAAAGGCAGCCCCTTTAAGCTCCGCAAGACGTTCTGACCAGTCATGCGCCAGCGCGTTGTCTTCCGCAGTGTAATAAGCGGCACATTTGGCGTTATCACCATCAGTGAACAGATCCAGAACAAACGGGCCAAACAGGGTGTTAATTCCCCAGAAAAT